GACTTTGACCGCTTCCGGGGTGAAGTCCACGCCCCAGCGCGCCGCCTTGGCCGTGGTCACTACCTTGCCTGCGACCATCACCGGGTCGACGTACCAGTACGCGGCGAGGTCGCCGATCGCCTGGACCGCCTTGTGCGCGCCCGAGGTCGGGTCCAGCTGGTAAGCGTCGGCCAGTGCCGCGCCGGGGCCGGAGAAGTTCTGGTCGGCCAGGTGCTTGATGATGTCCGAGCCCTCAGGGTCAACGCCCTGGCGGACGTTGGCGAACAGCCGCTGCGCGTCCTCGGACAGCCCACCAACGCGGTCCGGCGCGTCGAGCGTGCCGGACGTGATCAGCTCCCGGGCGACGTCGACCTTGTACGGGTTGAACTGCTGCTTCGCTTCCTCGACGCGGAGATTCGAGACAACGGTATGCGGGTCGTTGAGGTCGGTGTACCAGCCGTAGCGGTCGGTCCACGAGTCCGGGTTGTACCCGGCCGTCTTCATGTCCTGCTTCTGCTGGTCGTCCACGCCCGCGGCGATACCGCCGACGCCCCCGACGAGATCCGCGCCCCAAGTCAGCGCGCCCTTGACGACCGGGCCGAGGATCGGGATCGCCAGGAAGTGGTTGTCCTTGTCGAGATCCTTGCGGAACTGCGACGGGTTCGCCGCGCCGGCTGCCGCGGGAGCGGTGAACACCGAAGACGCGGCGGTAAGCGCGTCCACCCCGGTACCTACAACATCCTTGGTCGCGCCCCAGACGGCGCCCGCGGCGTCAGCTATGCCCCCGGCGGCGCCCGAGACGACGTCCCCGACGCCGTTCCAGAATCCTTCGTGCGACTTCTTGTCGGCGTCGAGCTTGATCGACCGCGCCAGCGACGCGGCCTGGGCCGGTGACGTCAAGGTCGGGTCCTGCTGCGACTTCGGAATCCCGGCGTCGTCGAGGATCTGCTTGGACTTCAGCGCGCGCTCGGACTGGTTGGCGATGTCGAGCCGCCGGGCCTCCGCGTACGGCATCCCGGCCGCGGTGATAGCGCCGTACAGCGCCGGGTCCTCTTTGAGCCGGGTGTGGTTGGCGGTCATCCATATGTTCTGGAGCGACGGCGAGTTGTTGTACGCGTGCGCCCCAGCGATAGCCTCGTCGCCGCCTTCGAGCTTGGCCCACCAAGGCGTCTTGGGTCCTGTCCACTTCTTGGCCATCTACCGCTCCTCGACGTGGATGATGTGGTGCATCGCCCTGTACCAAACCTGCTCCATGCGGCGCAGGTGTCTGCGGCGCAGCCACATCCACTTCGGGGTGAACATCAGCTCGTACACAGCCTTCGAGAATTCGTCCTCGGCCAGCACCACGGTTCGATCGCTCACCACATGCCTCTTTCTGAGAGTGCGTCGATCGTGGACTGCAAGATGCCGGTCGGGTCCGCCGAGGCGTACGGCGCCAGCGCGTCGCGCAGCGCGGTCGGCTGGAAGTCCTCGCCCGCACCGCCGGGCAGGCCGGTCAGCGTGTTCGGGCCGGCGCCGAGCGCGGCACCCGCGGTCATCGGGACGCCGGGATCGCCGAGGTCGAACATGCCGGGCGGCGGCGCGGCGGGCGCTGACGGCGCCGCAGGCGCCCCGGACGTGGGTGGGCCACCCGATGGGACGTCGGTCGGGGGCGCGAGGCCGGGAGCGGACGCCAGCGGCGCCGCCTTCTGCGACTCTTCGAACGCCTGCGCCTCGCCGTAGTCGGGGTTGGGCAGGGATCGGATCGGCTGGCCGGGCGCGTCGGTGCGCTGCGACATCGCGCCGGGGCCGGAGACGACGGCAGGGCCGGTCATCGGATCGCCTTCTTAACCGAGGTGGTGGCTTCCATCATCGGCGGGCCGGAGCCGCGCAGCCGGGCCATCAGGCCCTGTACGGCGGGCATCCCGCCCGGTGCCTGCCCCTGTTGGCCGTAGGCCACGCCCTGGGTCAGTCCGTTCTCGCGGACGCCGGGCGGCAGGTCGCCTCCCGGGCCGGGCGGTGCGCCTTCGGGTGGCGCGTTCGGGTCTGGTGGTGCGTTGGGGTCCGGCGGTGCGGCTTCGCCCTCTGCGGCTTCCTCAGCCGGCTTGTCTTCCGGGGTCATCGCTTCGATGATCGAGTCGTACAGCGTCTTGCCTTTGCGCCGGAGCTCGATCGCTTTGGCCGCGCCGATCAGGATCGGCAACGGGTCCTGCTGCTGCATCACCATCGGCCCCATCGCCTGGAGCAACGCGCCGTAGCCCTGCAACAGGGCGCCTTCCATCTGCTCGGCGTCGACACTCCGCTGTTCCTCTTCGGCGTCGATGTCGAACGGCAGCTGGCGGCGCGCGGTGTCGCGGCTGATCTGGTTATCGCCGCGCAGCTGGAGCAGCGCCACAATCGCTTGGGCCGGGGACTGGCCGGACGCGAAGCCGTACGTGACCTTGCACGCGTACGACCCGGCGATGTCTTTGCCCGGGGTGTATTTGATCTCGAACGGCTTGCCGGACACCACGCCCGTGATCTGCTTTTCCGTGTTGTGCCACAGCACGTCGTCCATCTCGAAACAGATCGAGGTGACCTCTTCGAGCGCCGAGGACAGGATCGTCTGCATCGTGCGCACCTGCGTGTCCATGGTGCCCATGAGTTCCTGGACACCGCGGCCGGTGACGATGTTCCCCTGGATACCGCCGGTCCGCGCCTCGGGGTACCGAGCGCCTTCTTTGGCGCCTTTGTCGAGCTCTTGCGCCAGCGCGAACACGTCCTGCGGGATACGGAGCTGGACCTTGCCGATCTGCTGCGGGTTCGCCGAGCGGAGCACGGCGTCCGGGCCAAGGTTGATCTCGGTCACGTCGTCCGGCATGGTCCACGGAGCGTTGACCGCGAAGTCGGCGGCCTTCAGCATGTACTGCGCCATGCGGGCTTTCGCCAGGGCGGGCCAGACCACGTCGTCGTACTGGCCGCGGGGCCGGTCTTCGACGTCGGGCCGCTCGGCGATGACCACCGGCAGCCGCTTCAGCGGGTTCTTCGCGTGGGCGAGCACCAGGAAGCCGCAGTCCGGCAGGTAGACGACGGTCTGGTTGATGTCGTGGAACCGCACGACTTTCAGGATCTCGGACAGCTGGCGGGTGCCGCCGTTGGCGCCTTGGGTGACCTGCCCGGCGTGCTCGGGGTACTGCGTGATGACGTCGCCCACGGTGGTCGACTGGATCTTGGCGTACCAGCGCACCTGGCCCCAGCGGTCCTTGAAGTAGTACGCGCCGAACGCGGACTCGAACCTGATGCGCGGCGTCTGGCACTCGAAGTCGGCCTCGACGATCCACGTCCCGAACGCGTACGCGTTGGTGCTATCCGCGAACTGGATGTTTTGCCGCGCCATCTTCGACTTCTCCCAGTAGTGGGAGCCGATCTTGTTCTTTTTCGCCGACCGCTGCTGGTCGAGGTTGGTGGTCATGTTGCCCGACGCGCACGCCAGCGCCGGCAGCGGCGCCATCAGCTCGGCCTGGTCCCGCGCGGCGACGTCGATGATGTTCGCGACCACCGACTTGGGCAGGTCGTCGGCGAAGAACTCGGGGTGCAACAGGTCGATCTGGCCCCGGCGCACCATGCGCACCCGGTCCACGTCCTGATCGCGGTGGCTGCACGCAGCTTGCATCGCCTCCACCTGCTGGTGAATCCTGCGGATCTCAGACACTCGTGATCATCCCCTGCTGGTGTAGCTCGTCGATCGTGATAGAGGTCCGGCTGGCGACGGCGCCGCGGGCCGTGAAGCGGGAACGCATGTGGGTGGACTGGCCCATGCCGCCGTGCAGGTGCTTGCGCGCTTTCAGCTCGGCGAACCAGAGCGCCATCACCAAGTCCTGCAACTGCTTCTTGTTCTCCGGCTCCCACGCGATGAGCTGGTTGACTAGCTCCTGCACCGCGACGTTCTTGCCGGCGTGCGGCAGCTCGATCTGCCCGTATCCGGCGGGCTTGCGGATGAGCCGGCCGCCGATCTCGTCGACACACGAGTCGAACAACGGCGCCAGCGTCTCGACGCCTTTGTTGGCGTCCCACTTGTTCGTGCCGGTCGTGTGCGCGTTGAGCCGAATCCCGCGCGAGGTCAGGAAATCCCGGATCTCGTCGAGCTGCACGATGAACTCTTGCACCGCGTTCTTCTCGATCACCCATTCCCGGATGCCGTAAAGCTCGGTCCAGTCCTTCAGCTTCGCGATCGAGTCGCGGGGCAGCGCGCCTTTCTTGTTCCAGGCGTCGAGCAGCCACCGCTTCTTGGTCTGCTTGTCCACGCCGTAAACGACCATCGCGTTGCGGCCCGCCGAGCTCGCCGGGTCCCACGCGCCGATCACGTACAGCCCGACCATGCCACCGCGGCGGTGGCCGGTAGAGCCGTCGTACATCGGGCCGGGGTAGCGCTGGCCGTTGACCGACGCCCGCACCGACTCCGCGCGGAACACCGAGTCCTCGGGGACGTCGTCTTGCTGGTACACCAGCTGGAATTGCCGCGGGTTCGCGAACGAGCCGCGCCGTTTCTTCACGTGCTTCGAGGTCTGCCGCTCGGGCCACAGCATCACCCACGACGTGTGGTCGGGGTCCGGCGCGTTCTCGAGGATCGCGGGCTGCTTGAAGTACGAGTACGTCGCCTCGTCCTCGTCAAGCGGGCGCGCGTCGCGCAGATACCGATACATGTCGGTGCCGCCGACCCGGGTCCCGACCAGCAGTAGCCGGCCCGCTTCTTGGCCTTCTTCTTCCGGCACCAGCCGGGAGTCCACGTCCTGCGCGATCCAGGTCGCATGATCCTCGTACGAGGTGTAGTTGTTCAGG